CCTAGCAGACGGCAGTCGACGTTAGGGATCATCTCAGCAGTGCAGACGTCTGCGCCTATAAGCGCAGAGTCGCCGCTTGAACCTATCTGAGCAGAGTCGCCGCTTGGATTATCCCCTTTACCTTTGGTTTCCTTGATGATTGGAGAAGGATTAGTTTTTTCTTTAATCCATTCAACTCCAGCTTTAAAAAGTCCAGCCATTCCGATTTCCGCTTTTATCTTAATCTTTGATGAAGATTGTTTCGAATCACTATTATCTGATTTTATCGTTCCCGATTGCTCGACTTCACAGAATCTGTTCTTACCATAGGCATCGTAATAATTCAGTACATCGAATGGGTTAGTGCAAGCGTGGAATCCATTTGAGCAACATTTGATTTCACCTTCTTGCTCGTACTCTTTTCCCACTTCATACTGGAAACCTCTACAACAAAGGTTTTCATCGAAGCCCTTGTATGCTGTTATTTTCTTTTCTTCCATAAGCTATTGTTTTACGAGCCGCATCTGTCACCTGCGGCTCTTGATTATTACTCCTCGTAGATAATCTCCAGTCCGTATGCCTTGGCAGCATCGTGTTCAATCTTACAGCCACGAGCATTTTCCCAACCCTTACAGAAGTAAGCGGCATGGCACAGAGACATATTTTCCAATGATTTTGCAAGGAAACAAAGAGGAATTTGAACGACTCCGCGTTCTTCCATCTTCTCCTTGCTATACCATTCATCGGTAAAGAGCGTGTTCACAATCTCAAAACCCTTCTCTTTAAGTGTCTTGATAGCTTTTTCTCTCGTTGCGACGATTTCCTCGTCAGTCTTGCCTGCCATTGGCTGGCTCAGCATTGCTTTCTTTTTCATTTTGCTTTTGTTTTATTGTTTTGCGGCACTATTGCCAATTTCTTTTCTTCTCGCCTCCAACTGCGCGATAATGTTCTCAATGGTCTTGCCTTGGTATTCCTCGGCAACCTTTTTAAGTACACTGAGCTGCTTTTGCATAGTTGTCAAATCCCGCCCTGTTCTTATATCACCAAGAACGGTAAAATGGCTCTCAAAATCAGACTTCTCACGGACGAAATAGCAATACTCGCTAGTTTTCTTCTCCCAACCACGATATAGTACGGCATCAACCCATTCCCCGTTAATCTTCGACTTGCACTCATCATCAATGAGCTGATACAAGTCACCTGTCTTATTGTGCATTACCACCATAACTATTCTTCTTTTATGCCAAATGGTGTGCCATCGGTAAACTTGTGAGTTTCAAAAGCCTTTACAAATGAATACTCATAAGAACTAATAGTTATGGCTATTGAATTAGATTTTACACATATTGTTGACTTGTAGTAGCCATCTGTTACCCAGCCAAAATCGGGATGCTTGTGCATTTCCTGCCAGCACTCTTCTTGTGTCCTGAATGGCCGGTACTTAGGTTCGGGCTTGATGCGGTAACTAAGCTCTTCGCTGATAGAACGCAATGTCTCGATTTTTACATCAAACCATTCTCCTTTATTTGGATTTTGAGCTTGAATAGTCTTACCATCTGCCAATGCCGAGTATAACTCAGCTCGTCTTTTCGCTTCTTCTCTTGTCATACTCAATCCTCCAAGTTTAAGAATACCTCTCGAATCTCACCTTCTTTCATATTGTCGAAATCTCTTGGATTAAGACCGTAAGCAGCAAGATTATCTGTGATAAAACGACCTTTATCTGCCGACTTGAACAAAAATTTCCCATTGGAGAAAATTCTCCTCGGTTTCCCAAGATAGAGATAATACTTATAATATCCATTTGGTTTTGCGACATAAAAACTCACCTTATTCCGTGGCTTCTTATCCTTCTGTATAGCCACCAAACCGATGGCGCACATCATTAGCATTGCGCCAAGGATAAAACCTATTATAAAATTAATCATAGTTCAATGTCTTAAATTAAATCCCCCGCCTCCACAATCAACTCACGAAAGTTGTTAAGAAATTCCTCGGCGTGCTCGTGATTGTTGAATACAAGAAAAGAAGATGGTCTATATACACGCACGAGAGAATACTCGAATGTGCCTGTATCTGTCTTGTAATCCTTGTCGATGGCATATTTATCCACTATATAGTCATCCCATACAGGTTGCCATTTATTGTTGTAGAAATCACGGAGCAATATCAGTTTCTTCACTGCCGCAATCTGAGGATTTTTATCTTCGTAGTCTTCTGTGCCGACTATGATATGCCACTTCTTACACTTCTCAATGTAATCTTCCCACGTTGTAGGCAGTTTATAACCCATCTCTTCGAGTGTATATGCCCCAAGAGCTATATCTTTTAACTCGCCACCTTGCTCGTACCACCGCTTGGCGGTTTCGAGCGATAAACTAATATACCTTGTTTCCATAATCTGTATTACTTTATCGGTTTATCATTAAGATAGTTTCGGTACATCGCCTTGATGTTCCCAAGCACCTCGGCAACGTCACTTATGCCCACCGTGCTATTGGTAACAACAGAGTCATCAGCAACCTCCATAACAGGAACTCCGTTACAAAAGATATAAATCTTGTTGTTCGCATCCTTCGGGTCGTTGCCCACATACACGTTCTTGTTTACCATACGCTCCGTCTCACGGATTGCGTCTTGTCTTTTCTCTTCCGTAATTTTCTTACGGATAGCCTTAAATGGATTGGTTATTTTCATAATCTTCAAAATTTATTTTCTGTTGTAAATACTTCTCGGCATACCATTGCTTGTATGGCTTACCGCTTATCCACCAATCAAAAATTGCCTCGGCGATTTCGTTTTCCGACCATTGCCCTATACCTACGCCACTTGATATAGGGCTTTCTGAAAACCCGATTGCCCCATAACAATCTCGCGCTTGTGGGTGGGAGTCCATTTTGCCGTATTGTAGAACTCCATTCCGTATCTGCTCCCCCATTTGTTTTGCTCGAAACCTCTTTCCTCGTTGCATCGTCCGCTGTCCCCAATCCGATGGGATATTCCACCATATAAAGCCTTCTTTGAATACCCCCCCCCCTACGGATTTTCTTGATTGCCTCAATCCAATTTCGTTTGACGTGTGGGAAACGTTGCATTTCCATACGTTTCTGTTTAGGTTGCGACATTGGGCAAAGAATACAACCAAGTCGTTTATATCCCTCGTCATAGAGTTTGCAGTGCGGTGTTTTGATGATGTTGTTAAGGAAATACCAAATGTCTTTTTCAGTCCAATCAAAGATAGGGGAAATAAGTATAGAGTCCTTGCCGTTTATGCAGCGAACCTCGTTGTCGGTCTTGACCGAAAACTCGTCCTCGTTGATTTTTCGCTTTGACTTACGTTTTGTCTTGCTCTCAATTTCTGACTTGCTCCAATTCTCGAACTCGTCAAGGTCGCCGCTGAATTTCTTACTCGACACCTCTACCTCGTGACGTTTGGCTCGCCTTGCGCTTTCTTCCTTGCGTATGCCAATCAAGGTTACTTTTCCTGCTCCTGCGGACTCTTTAAAATCGGCGCAACACCAACGGACACGCATAGTAGGCAGTATGCCTCGCTCTACGGCTTTTTGAAAGATACTCATTTTAGGCTTTTGCCTTATCACCGACGGATATTCAGTCTTTACAAATCTGATTACGTCGCCAGGGTCAACACTCGTGAGGCTCATATAGGTCTTGAATTTCACACCCGACATCTTAACGATGTGAAATAGTGCTTGGCTATCCTTGCCGCCGCTAAACGTGTTGAAGTAGCCGTTGTCGGGGTCATACATCAATGCAATCTTCTCTGCCTTGCGTATCAATTCAACACTATGCTGAATCTTCTTTCTTAAATTGGGGGGGGGCAATTCTCATTGCTTCCTCATAGGAAACATCAATATCCTCAGCCTTGATTTTCATCTTTATTTTCGTTCTGTTGCGTTATTTCTTCTTGTTCGGTAACTACATTACCTTGCGGCATTTCATCGCAATAGCAGCAATGCCAGCCATCTTTATCGTAATAAAAGTCAATCTTCCTGTCGTGCCAAGAGTTGTGTTCATTCACAAATCCCTCTACCTCTGAATATATTGATACTAATTCGATTGACCTTGCTAATAATTCAGATAGAGTATTTTCGTGTTCATCCGCAAGTTCTTTATACTCTTTGAATAGCTTCTTCCTTGCCTTTATCTGAATATGCACGGCAATATAGCTGCATACGACTGCAAAAAACATCAAAATATATGATATTTCGCCAATGTGTAATTTGATAAACTCAATCATAATTATTCAGTTTTAATTTATCGTTAATGATTGCAATCGCCCTCACTGCAACTGCCGAAGAGGATTTGCTTAATTTCTCTCGCAGGTGCAGGAGGGCGAAATATTCCTTGATACTCACCTTTGGTTACTTCTTGTCTTTTGGTGCGTATCTTTCGTGCATACAATACAGATGCTCGGACAACTTACTGATAAAGTATATCGGCGATACCTTGTAGTCACGACAGAACTTGCTGCACTTGACAATCAGGTCGCTAACTTCAAGAACATGTTTAGAGTAGTTTCGCTCCGAGTCATCGGTCAAGTCTCTTGGCTCTTTCTTTGGCGGCTGTGCGTTATCAGCGTTGCTTCTTGCGTGCTTTCGCCAATCCTCATCACCATTGACGACTTTGTTGACAATACCCATAAAGCCATCAATAACGTTCTCTAAAAGATACTCTTGGCTACGTTCACGACTGAAAGGGCGCAGGTCACTGACGGGCAAATAAAACTTGTTCATTTTCTTGTCATCAAGCAGGAACACTTTTGCAATGTCGTTATTTACCTCTTGGATAACTACTCTCTTACCTACGTTTACGTTTTCAGCGTTAGTTACCGTAGCAACCAATCCGACAAGGTTACTCTTCTTCGCCTTGTCATTTCTGTTTCTGTTTCTTGACATATAAACTAAAATGAATAAAATATTTATTTCTTGTAGCCCAATCCGAAGAGTGGGTTATCTTTTGGCTTAATCTTAAACTTGGTCATCAGCTTGCCAATATTAGTATCTTCTTGTTTGACACCTTTGCTTTCGCACCATTCGGCAAATGACATTGTTCCGCCCCGTTTGCGTTCTTTCTCTGCCTCCTTGATACGTTTCTCGTCCTCAATCCTTGCTATAAACGCATTTCTTTCGGAATAGAACGTGTTTAGGGCATTTGTGATGTTATCACCACAAACCTGCTTAAATATGCGCTCATTCGGAAATTTGCCCGTACAGAACTTGTGCGTGAACAAGATAAATTCAGATAGCTTTAATGTTCTGAAAGTCTTGTCTATTATAATATCGACACAAAGGTTATGTATCTGTAACTCTGTCATTGAATTTTCCCTCGATGAAGAATAAATCATCTTGGTTATGAGCGGTTGCAAGAAAACCTCGCAAGCATTTACACCAAACTGCTTGAATATTTGAAGGAGTGTAGGGTGATTACCCATTACGCAATCCTGCTCGTTTTCTATAATTGCAGCAGTATTGGCAATGGAGTATTTGCATAATATCTCATCAATCACCATCTTCGTTGGTTCTATTTGCCTTTGCGAAATCTGCGAGCATATTGTTATATGCTCTACTGAGTCCTCTTTGCCCAATCTCGAGTATTCGTTGCTCTGACTCATTGGTGATGTAGGTTTGCCCACCACCGAATTGTTGTTGTACTGTTCCATTGTTGTATTGTGTTAATCCGTTATTATTATTTGTCGTTGTCTGGAATAAACTTGTTTGGGTTGGTGTGGCAACGTTATCGTATCTCCCTTCAAGTACTTTTATGAAATTAGACTCGTTGCCAAACATCCAATCAAAGTTAGCAGTCCATCCACGATTACCAATCCTTCCGTTCAAGAAATCCGAAATAGCCGCTTTGTCTATTGCCTTGAATATTTCTTCGGGTGTAAAGTTTGAAAGTCTTATCTTGATAAATTTTGCTCGTCTTTCTGTTATCTGATTAATCTTACTTATTACTCTGCCTTCCATTGCGCTATTCCAATAAGCAAGCAATTCAGCAGTGACGATTTGCTTGTCACCTACGATAATAACCTTTGGGACTTTATCACCTCCCGAACTTTTCTTCTTTGTGGTTGTTGGTTGTTCGTCAGTGGAAACTGACAAAGAAGATTTATCTTCTATAACTATTTCTTTATTTTCTTCTTTATATTCTTTATTATTTCTTATATCGTTGTTAGGTTGTGTGTTAGATGGTGTGTTAGACCCCGTGTTAGAGGGTGTGTTAGATGGTGTGTTAGGCTCGTTGAAAAATCCGCTATATCTATCATAGTCACAGATAGTTACGAGCGTTCCACTATGTGTTAGAGGGTGTGTTAGACCCTGTGTTACCCACTGTGTTACACCCTGTGTTATATAGTGTGTTAGGCAAAGTTGCTTTAACGCAGTCCTTACCGATTGTTCGCTTATACCAGTTTGCTTTGATAAGCTACGGATAGACGTTAATAACTGCCCACGTTGGATTTTAATCCCCTCACATTCGTTATCCTCTATATTCGCATTGGTAGCCAACCAAAAGAACAAGTGAACCGTGCAGGAGTTCTTAGCCCAAGACTCTTGCCATATATCCCTATACATTTTTATAAATCCTTTATTGCTCATATTACCGAAGCGTTAAATTGCCGAAGATTTGCAGAAGAGGGAAGAGCCTTCGGTTTACTCTTATCATTGGATAGCTACTTCCAACTATCCCTCGACTGCAAAGTTACAACAATTTAATACAACAAGGTAATATTTCTATGAGATTATTGGATACGTATCCAATAAAGTTTTGCGAGTAAAAATTACGAGTAAAAAGCTAATCATCATATCTTTCGTACTCGTCATCGTAATCGTCCTCATCGTCATACGATAGTGGGTCGCTATTCTCGTTGGAATAACCGCCATTGGCATAAAATGCCTTCCAGTCTATTGCCATAACTACCTCATAAGTTTTATGTTATACATTTCATCAAAGAGTTTGACAGCCCACGGAACAATGCCTTCTTCGTGTTCTTTTTCGTAGTCCATTATCTCCTTGTGCCAATATTGGAACTTGACAACGAAATCTACATCGGGTGTTTCGCCACCTTGAATATGCCACCGTTTCTGAATATAGTCACAATCAGCAACGAAATGGTTGTTTAACACCATATTCTCGTTGTTGCCGTAAACATACAGAACCGCCATTATCTTTGCCGCAGTGTCCGTAGTCAAACTTGGCAAGTCTAACTGCAAGCAAGCCTCATTCCACTGATGGCGTAGCGTTTCCTTGAAATCCATCTGTTACTTCTTGTTTAATAGCAGGGTGACTTGTAGGTGGCAGTGTAGATAACTGCTCTGCCTTATTCTTTTCTGCCTCTCGCATACGATTTATTAATCCACCGATAGAGGATATATTACTCGTCAGCACACGTTCATTCTCCTTTAACTGCTTAATCAAGCTGCCGTGCTTCTGATACTCATCATTCAACGAGTTAAACCTCTTGATGTCTTTTGTGTATTCGGCATTACCCCAAGCCTTTGCGGCTTCAAGCGCACCAAGACAAAGCACTTTCTCGTCAATGGTATCAAAAGGCGAACTATGCCCATATCGGTCTTTCTTGTTTACGAAATATTGCGAGTTAAACTTAAAGCAAACCGTATGCTCTTGTATCTCGTTCATTGCCGACAAAATCTTTGCCCTTCTTGTTTCCTCCATTGTGATATACAATCTCGTCTGCTTCAACTGCTCCTGCATATCAATGCGCATACTTATCAACTTTTCCTTTGTAAGTGTGCCATCGCTAATGGGCATAGTAGCTAATCTATTGTTTGTGATTTCTTGTTTCATCTTCTTCAATCTTTTTGAGTCGTTTCAGCGACTTGTTTATTACCCTTACTGCATTGAAAGTCTTGTTATCGACATTATGTAAATCAATCATAGCCAATATTGCAGGCAACTTATTTAGTAAGGTTGATACAATGTCATTCGGTACGTTTCTCATAGCCTCTTGGTGGAATAATGTCTGGGTGGTCGTATGATATGGGCTTCTTTTTCTTGTCCTCCTTTGGGACAATACTCAACTCATAGCCACATTTGTCAAGTAGCCTTATAGCCGTGTCTAAGGTGAGCGAGCGATTTTTGTTGTATCGCATATTGTCCCACGTTGTATGTGATACGTTTACCTCCTCGAAAAACTTGTGATAGCTATATTGTGTTAATGCCTTTCGTCTTGAAATGAACGTCTTGACCTTATCAATTATCTCGTTTGTCAGCAACTCTGTTGCCTCAAAACTTTCCTTGTTAGTGTATGCCATTTTTTCACTCTTTGTTATGTTTCCGTTTCCAATCCCCACGGCTTTCTACTCTTAGCCGATTTATCTTGTCTATTATCTCCTGCGGCTGCTTTAACCCTAATTCTTTCGCATATCGGGCATAGGATGAATTTGTGCCGCCAAACGTCCTTGCCATTTCCGTAAAGGTCATATCTTTATAATGCTCCCTTACTATCTGTCTTTTCTGTTCGGATTTGTATCTGCCCGAAAGTCCAAGCCGTTTTTTCAGTCGGCAGTACTTTGGCACGTCTATGCCCAATCTTGCCGTTATGACCTTGACGGGTAATCTTCCGCAATAACGTTTTAGGTAGTCTAAATCTGCTTGTGGCAGCACCAAATGGTTTTCGGGTAAAGACCGCTTTTCCATATACAGATAAAAGAATAGTAAAGGAGTGGCTTTTGTAACCACTCCGTACTTTCGTGAATTAAAAAGACGTAGCCTCAATCTTTTATATCCTAATCAAAACAAAAATAAGATAACATCGAAAACGTTTGGAGTATAAACCATAGCGACTTTTAGAGGCAAGCCTCCTTAGTCTGGTTATACACTCTTGTTAATTCTCTCATAATGTTATTTTCGGACTTGCACCGAGCCGCTCCTTAAACGGCATTTTTTTGTTATTAATCAGTTGCTTAAAATATTGTTTCTACGACCTATCGCCATAGGATTTATTTCTATTAATTAAAAGCACACCGCAATTAGCAGGGATGTTCAATCCGACTTGACTACTTATTCTCCCTTATTATAACCCTATCCTACGCTTATTTAACCAAGTCCTTATCAGGTAGCCTTTTACCAGCAAGGCTTGCGGTTGTGCTTAAAATATACTGCAATTAGCTTGGGATATTCCGACAAGTCTTTAAGACAATACTTTATTCTCCCAAGATTAATAACCTCTTAGCAGCAAGGTTTGCAGTATTCCGCCAAATACCTACATCTTAACGATGTTGTTTCTTCATTCCTTCCCTCATAAACTTTGCTTTATACCTTTCGGGCATTTCGCAATAGTGTTTCAGAACATTCGGACTTTGGGGATTACAAGCGGCGAGGTTGTAGTGATACATATTGTACCAATGCCTCCACCACTCTTCTTCCGTCCATCCGAGTTCATTATTCGGGTTGTATTTTGATATTTCAGTCTTTCTTGACATCTAAAACAGTTTCGCTTGCGTGTATTGTTTTCGCTTTTCAAGCTGCGGCGACACCTCAAACAAATCATTGCTTATATACAGCTTGCAGTTTTCAACTCCTTGCGTGTATATCTGTTTCTTTATCTCAAATCCGTATGCCTTGCGTTGCATACTTGCGGCTGCAATAACAGAACTACAACTGCCTGCCGTTGGGTCTATGACAACATCATCGGGGTCGGTAAACAACCCTATCAGACGTTTAAGCAATGGCAATGGCTTTTGTGTAGGGTGTGTTCGTGGCATACCAAGGTCACGGGGGAAATCTATGCAGTTCATAATCATTTCTCCGTTATTATTGAACTTTGGCAGTTTGTTACGATACAATATCAGTCCGTACTCGCAGTTACCGACAACTTTCATATTGGCTTTCAGCACTTGTGCGGAGTAATTCTTTCTGAATACCAATGGTATGCAGCCTTTGAATCCATATCTCTGCCCTAATTCTTTGTAGTAGAATTGTTGTTCCCAACCGCAGAAGATAATCATACAAGGTGCTTTGCCTTTCTCTTTTGGTTCGGGTCTTAGCATTTGCGAGCAGAAGTGCATAAACTCAGCAGGACGGAAATCCTTGTCGGTGTCGAAAAACTCTTCGCCTGCCAAGTCGCTTTCTCCGTTCTTGTTGTCGCCACCAACATACCATGATGGGTTACTTGCGTAAGCATTAACTCCCAAGTTATAGGGGGGTCAGCTATTATAAGTTGCGCTCTTGGCACTCCAAAGTTTTTGAAATTCTGAAAGTGTGAGTTAAAAACTCCAACACGATTGTGCAACATTCTAAACTCAGGCTCAATCGTCAGTTTTACGTCGTCTATTGTATGTTTCATATTGTTTCTTAAATTAAAACCTCCCTACTTTCACAAGCAAGGAGGAAAAATAAAATCATGAAAAATAAATCAATCCCTATAAAATAGAGATATTAAGTATGCGCCGCTGCAGGGATTTGAACCTTGCTTCGTCCTACGCTTGTTTAACCAATCTTACACACCTTATACCAAGTGACGTGTGCCATCAGCGGCAAAAGGGGGTTTTCGCTGCCTTGAAATCACCCCCGAAAAAACTTGGCTACGCATTTCTTAATCGGCTAAAGACTAACTCGTAGTCCTACGGCTTCCGATGTCAAAAGGTATAGAAGTCACACAATTAATATCTATCATTATCACCGAAATTCATCACCTTAGCGTGCATGACTTAACCTTTTGCATAATGTTTATAGAAAAAGACAAGAAGTCTCTAACTTAAAAAGCAGTTCTATTTTCACAAACTGAACTGCTGATACAATGAACCATTTAATTCACTATAAATAAGACTATTATGAATTTATTATAACACTAAAAACATCAGCCTTTTTTATCACGAGTAATAGAAATCTACGATTTTTGTCTCGACCACCGAGCTTATATCGTAGTCAAGCATTGTGCCGCCCATATAGTCATCGTCAATAACCTTTCGGGTGGCGGCAATATCGGCAGCTTGCACCAATACGAACATCGGGGTTTTCTTCTGTTTGTCAGTCTTTTCGTCAATGGTGATAACGTTGATTTTGACACGAAAGAACTTCTCTGAAATGGAATTGAACGTCACAATGTCCTTGTAACGAGCCATATTCATTCCGACAATCTCGAACTCTTCGGTGCATAGCTGCTTGATGGTATTCTCGCACATTCGGTTAAATGCGTCACCAAAGTTAATGCCATCGACAACGTATGTTTCAGTCACCTTCTTTGGCATACCATCTTCTTGGGTCTTTTCGTAGCGCACCTTGCACTCGAACCAATTACCTGTCTTAATTTCCATCTTCTTATAAGTTAAATGTTTCTTTGAATAATTCCACGGCTACGCTAAAAAGGTAAGCTATCTGAGCCTGCTTGCGAAACATCACCTACAGGCTGCTGCGCTTGACCCTGTGGTGGGTACAACGGCTGCTGCTGAGGTGGTGCTTGTTGTGGTTGTTGGTTGGGATAATATGGCTGACAACCTTGCTGCTGCTGCTGAACCGCTTGCTGCTGAGGTTGGGCGGCTGCTTGTGCTTGTGCTTGCTGCTGCATCTGTGTCACCCTTGTCACTCGCCAGCAATCAACATTGTTGAACGTGCCGCCGTTCTTACCCTTGACTACCTTGAAATCTATATCACAGATAAGCTCCTCACCTACAGATATTCTGAACTCTTGCAGCTTGTCACTGCCAAAAACATCGAAAGCGATTCGCTTGGGGTATTGTCCCGGCTCGTACTCGAGTACAAAGCCTTGCTTTACCCAAGTGCCTCTTGCGCCTTGTCCTGTCACTACTGGCAGGGCTTCTATAATCTTTCCTTTGAACTGCATTTGTTATACCTCCGTTACATCGACGAAAACATCGTCTTGCTCATTTTGTCCGTAGTTATTGTCCTTGGCGACCTGCTCGTCAAGTCCGTTAATAATCTCCAATGCCCTTTGTGCTTCGGGTGACATACCTATCTTTGGCAGTTGCTTGTAGGCACGGTTGATAAGTGTTTTCTTGCACATCTCGAAATAATCGGTGTCCCAAGGTGACTGCTTGCCCGAACCAACAGACGGACTGCGCTTTTTGATAGCCTCAATTTCCTCTTTCGACATTGTATCGAAAGCAATCTTGCCCGAAGAGTATGTAATGACGTAATAACCACCGAGCAATGTATCAGCAGTATGCGATGCCCAAGGATTTGGTATGTGCTTGATGGATGGATTTGTACCTTTGCTAATAGCAAACTCCTCACCCTTGAAAACAAGCGAGCAATCAATATCCTTGCACAATCCAGTGTTGATTGCGTAGGACTTCTTGCCCATATAACTCGTCTGCATCTGCACCACACCCTTGTAAGGAACGAGGTATGCGACATTCAGTGTCGGGTTGAGCGTCATACCTGTCAGCAGTACATTGTTGAGTGCGCTGACAAACTCATCGGGATATTTCTTGGCGCAACCGATAAGGTAGGTATTCTTCAACATTGCCTGCATAGCAAAGTTGCACTCCTGAACATAACGCTCGTTTGGAATACCCATCTTCTTCGCCGTTTCCAATGGTTTGATGAAACATTGTTGCAGCGGTCTTAGTTGTTCGGGCAATCCATTCTTGATTTGAATAACTGCCTGCTCCGTTGCCTGCGATGTTACTACCGCAGGTGCTTGTGGCTGCGCCGCTTGCTGCTGACCGCCACCTTGCAAATTCAATTCTTGTTCTTTAGCCATAATTAATTATGAAATTTATTAGTTATATAACTGAAAATTCAGTGTTGAATTATCTTCGAGTTCAAGTACTCTACGACCAATAAAGTTTGGCTCGATATATATCTCGCAGCCTCTCCATTTGTTTTCCTTGACACACTCGATATACAAGTCACGCAGTTTCTCAAATATCTGCGCTGACGAGCCTACATTAAGCATATCAAACTGCTTATTGTAGGAGTAACACCATTGCGAGGCATCTACCATAATGGCATCGTATGGAGGAGTCTTTTGTTGGAATACCCAATAAAACTTCTTCCATTTGCCGCTCTGCTGATGTTCAAAGAACTGGTAAAATGCCGCTGATATACCATAACCGAACTTATGTATCTGTTTGGCAATGGTGCTTGGTCTTAGATTGTCAGCTTGAATGGTTTTCCAATCGACAATCAGGTTTTTCGTTTCAAGGTCGGGTCGCCATTTGAACTTTACACCATTGTACTCGACAAAGTGAGATACCTCAGCTTTGCCAAATTTGAGCAACTGTTTGACTTGTGTTGATGTTTCGCCGCAGTTGTTCGTCAACTCGTAAATCATCTTTTCAACGAGTTCTTTTCTATCTGCCGAAACAAACTCCCAATCGGGATTTCCCAATTTAGCCTTTTCATAAGCCTCTTTGTATTTCCCCGTGTCAAATCCGTATGGCTTACCTGTCCTTTCGTTGATAGGTGCATCAAAAACGTGGAACTGCTCTTGAAACAGAGTATCGTCACCACGTTCAACAAGGCTTTCCATATAGCCGTGATACAATGAACCAAATTCAAGCGCATCACGACTGCACTCAAATTCTTCGGGGTGCTCTTTCTTGTACTTATATGCCTTTGGGCTTATAAGCAAATCCTTTAATTGCGTAGAGGAAATGTATGGTGTATATTCCTTACCATTATGGTATTCCTCATTTGCTAAACCTTCTATAATCTCTTTCATATAAATTACTGTACTTTACTGGACAGAACCACACAGCACACTACGAGACAAAACCATACATTACCAAACCGTTCTGCACTGCGCTGAAATATTTATAAATAAATTATCTAATTCCCTGAAACATCTGCTTCATCATTCCGATTTTAGCACGAATATCAGAGTCTTTTGCTTGTTGTTCAAAGTCGGAATACTTACGAACATTACCCATAATAGCCGTAGCCTCTTTCAACGACTTGTTAAAGTCGCTTATTAGACTATCAAAGGCATATTGCACCTGCTCTTTGGGTTGTATGATAATGTAGCCATCGCCACGGATATTCTTGATAAACATCTTGAAATCTTCAAGCAGTTGCCAACGTAGTCTATCTACGAGGTTCATATAGCAGAACTGCTGCGTTTCCAATGCCTTGATAAAATCCTCCACTGACTCGTAATCATCAAATAACAACTTCTTTAAACCAAATTTGCCTTTCAGCCATTCGTGTTTGATTAACGAGCCATCAGCAAAGTTTGCCGCTATTTCCGATAGCAGGTTGTTCCAACCATCACTACCGATTTCAATAATTTCTTTTTCCATATTATAATCTTTACTGAACTTAACTCCACTCAACTTGTCATTAATACACTCGACTTCATTTGGTTCCCCTTGCAGAGTCGAACTGCGTTAGACCATCAGGGGAAATCTCCACTTTACTCCGCTCCACTTTACTTGTCGGGATATTACTTGACAGGACTGAATTTGTTCCTCGTCAGAGAATCGAACTCTGATAAACTCCAAGCGAGGAAATGATTACTCTACTAAACAGGACAGTACCACACAAGAATTGACAGGACTGCACAACTCATCACAAATCAATACCATACCCCTCTAAACATCACTAATCATCACTTCATTTGTTCGCCCTTGGGAATCGAACCCAAATTAACCATTGGGCGAAAATATTACCTAACTCTACATTACGGGACTCAACAAGACCACACTCTACTAAACGCATCTACACCGAACAAGACATAACTACTGAAGACTGTACAATTATTCTGCTTAGTAATTGAATTTTGTTCCATCGTCGGAATCGAACCGACCGAGGCAAACCTGCGATGGAAAGAATACTTGACCGATGTGTTCTATTCTTTACATTACAGAACTACACTGAACTCAACTAAACAAAGCATAAGTAAACAGTACAGCACTCAACAACACTCCACTAAACACGTCTAAACCATACTTGAAATTTGTTCCCTCCGTGGACTCAAACCACGCAACGGCAAATCTGCGAGGGATAAGGTATTGTGTACATTACCTTTAAGTACTTCTCAACCTTGACTGGACTTTAACTTTCTTGGCTTTACTTCACCTTACTCAGCACCACTATTGTTTAGTACTATATCTTCTTTATTGTAAACTTTCCGAACTTCTTGCGGTATGTTCCGACACCATATCGCAGACCAGCAATATCGAATATCTTGATAACGTCTTTCTCGTCAATCTGTGTTTCGTCAAAGTGACACACGACCTCAGTTTTCCATTCGTTGAAGATGGCACGGCAGACTGGCACTTTACTCTTGCCCATAATCGTGCCGACACGAATGTCAACGTGTGACGATTCCTCGTACAATTCGCTTGGGGACAAGTTCTTTTCGGGGAAATCGAGAACGCAATCATCGAAAATCTGAAATGACTGCTCGAACTTTTTGCCGAGCTTAACCTCCTTGGCAGCGGTGCAAATCGACTTCCAAAAATGGTCGGCAGGAATGATGTACGTCTTACCATCAGCCGCAAGGTAGAGAGAGGATTCAAACTGCAAGCCGTACAGTGCGAGCATATCTTCCTCCGTCTTTTTGCGCTTAGATGTAAACTCTTTTAGTTTCTTGGCATAGTGATTGAACGGATTGACCGTCTGATTGTTGTTCAACATAAGAGGCTGTGTGCCAACTACCTTAAATCTTAATGTTTTCATAAAACTTTACTTTAATTAATTGTTATACATTAAATATTATTTATTTCCCTTTCAAGTAAAAAACCATTCAGTTCCACGACCGAAAGCATTGCCTTGCGGTTTTCAGAACCTTGTGGCTTGTGGATATGTATCTTGCCCTGCTCGGCATATAGTTTAAGAACATTCTTCGGGTTCTTGTAACCAAGCGAAAGCAGGTATCGGGCAGCTTGGCTAAGACTGATACAATCGTCCGATGGCGAGTGTATCTTCTGTTGGATAGCCATACCCAATGCTATTGCCCGTGAAACTATCTCGTTCATACTCCGTCAACTGAAAATGCGTGTCCGTTCAAAGTCTGGTGATACTTTATCTCGCCCTCTCTCGTCAGTTTGCGCAGTTCTTCAAGAACTTGCCTTGCAGCCTCTTGTTGAACCTCGACCATACTGACGATAGCAGGCTCTTTATTTTCGTTCTGCTTGACTTTCTGCAAGCTGATGATAATCTGCTTAACGTCTATCATAATTTCGTCTTAAATAAAAAGAAAAACACCCCGGCTTATCGCAAGCAGGAGTGTTTGTGCAAAGTTACCTAACTTAATAATTTAATACCACGAAAAAATAATTCATTCTATGAATAATTATACAATGTAAAAAATGTCTTGTCAGAGCGGAAGGAATCGAACCTACGTTAAAAGAACCAAAGTCTTTTGTGCTAACCACTAAACTACGCTCCGAGTAAAAATTCCCCATTCTCACGAACAAGGAATAGAATTTTTGAAATCAAATTTAAAATGATTAATTGTGCAATTAAAAACACTGATGAAAAGCTCGCTCTCACAGCGGACAAATCACTATACATTAAAATCTTATATCACTATAAACAAATCAATTATCTAAAAAGACCAATTTTATAAATGAAACAAACTTTATTCTCACATTGTTGTTGCAGCGACAGGAGTCGAACCTGCTACCTTCACCTTATGGGAGTGTTATGCAACCACCTACACCTCGCTGCGATGTTTCTTAAAAACCTCCATATCCTCACGGACTTGGAGGAACAACAATCGAAATGAATTTCACAATCATCTAAATCAACCCAAAAATCAAAAATAAATGATAAAAAATCACGTTGTAGCCAAAGACGGATTCGAACCACCGATTGCAAGGTCAGAGCTTGCCGTGTTACCACTACACTATATGGCTTCCTTTGAAAACTGCCTATCTTCACAGACTGGCAGTGAAATTAATAACATTTACATTTTTCAATATGAAAAGTTTTCTATTCTGAAAAAATGTTGTATAATAATAAATATGTCAAACGTATGTGGACGAGGCAGGACTCAAACCTACATATCCGTGCTTGCCACGGTGTCTTATCAATTAAACTACTCGCCCTTAAAAATACATCTATTCTCACGAACCGATGTAGTGTTCTTTCTATTGTTTAACCTACTTTTTATTTATGTTTAATATGGAAATTTTAAAGGGGCATCGGATGGACTCGAACCATCGCACACCAAGTGTGTTTTAGCCTACTAAACTACGATGCCCAATATGTTGTTGCCAGCTATGTGCGTTACCACATATTTGAAAGCCATGCTTACTGACGGATTTTTTTGCTTTCCGTTTCTTCTCGTGCCGCAAACTACGCTCCACATAAGACCATTATGCTTCATGGCGGATTGTCTGCTACCTCACCTGCTCATCGCAGGATGGCTATTAACCATCTACTCCAACGCTTTTGTATGATGCCCTTCTTAGGACTCGATGCCACACAGAGGGGAAAGTATGATTACTACTCAAAGAGTTGTGGACGCTCTTATCTGCCTTATTCTTTTATTATAAGGGTTTCCCGTGTACTTGATTTTTCAAAGTGTGGACAGGTCGGTCACGAACCTACGAGGAACTGATATTCCCTGCCTGCCCTTTGCATAGTTGTGGAATTGAAAAATTTACTCCATTGTCAGTATGCCGATGATATTCAGTCCGATGATAAGTGCGGAAAACACCGCAATCGTGAATATGGTGCCAAAGAGATATTCTTTTATTGTTTCCTTGTCGGCAGCACCGAAAATCTTTAGTCTTAATTGTTTCATCATAGCCTTATCTTATTTTTAATTTTCAGTCACTTCTGGATAGCCGTTATCCAAATAACGGTCTTGTCCTTGTTTGTCTTAGTGGCATAGGCTTCAACGTCAGCAGGCTTGATATGCTTGTTTACCCAGCTAACGGTAGCACGGACGGAATTACACATCTTATCCGTGCCCAAGTCAAACATTTTTGTTTGCCCGCCCCTTATTGCCACTATGTCATTTCTCGTAACCATTGTTAATAACTTTAATTTTCTATCACTTTTTACTTAATAAATAATAAATGTTTTATCAAAGTTTGCAAGCTAACGGAAAAACCACTATCTTTGTGGTGTTCAAGCATTTGGAAGGCGGTTAATTCCGTCAGCCTACTACCTTTTTGTGTCAGCGATTTCGCTTAACGATTGCAAAGATACAAACTTTATTTGTGCTAAGCAAATATTTGTTTGTTATTTAATATTGATTAAGCAAATAGCTAAGCAAAGTTTGTTTATTAACATTCAATAATAATTAAAAAGCAAAGTTATGGTACAAATTAAAGTGAAGAAAGTTGTTTCAGAAGGAATGGCAAAGGAACTGAAAAGCAAACTTGGTGAAGAAAGATTTGCCATACTGCAACGTATATGGGACGCGTATAACTATCTTGTTGACGAAGGCAAAGTCAATAATGTAACTGATTTGGCTGAAAAGACAAAGCGAAACTATCCAAATGTTACCTCTATTATTAATGGTAAGAGGTCTATCACACCTAATATCATTACCGATATGAACAAGTACTTTGGTTATCCGTTTAATCAAGAATGGATAATGACGGGTAAGGGTGATATGCTTGCCAATAAGTCCGCAGACGATATTCAGAAGGCTTCTACGGTCGTTAATCAAGCTTGGGCGAACAATTCGCCTAATGCTATGGTAAACGCTGCTTATAACGGAAATATAACGATTTCTGACAATAATACCAATGATGTTGTACCAAACCATTACGGAGATAGTCCCGATGAGGAAAGAAGGTGGTGCCCCGTTGTGCCTACGTCTATGGCAAGGCAGGGTAACTTCGATATTATGGGACACGTTTCAAAGCAGATTGGCGGTAGTATGGAACGTCTTTATGCCGGAACTGCACCGATAGACGTTTGGCACTATGTGACGGACAATGACCTTTATCCGTTCTATCAGAAGGGCGATTGCTTAGGACTAAAGGCTTATGATATTGATGACAGACGTATCAAGACTGGCAACGTCTATGTGGTAGATACTAATCGTGACGGATTTATATTCAGACGTTTCAGACTTTTGGAAAACGGCGATTTCGAGTCATACACATTCAACGAGTCAGACCCACAAAGTTATGTCATTCCCAAAGAAGATATTATCAGGGTTTACTCCGTTGTGCTGATGTTTAGGTACTGATTTTTTACTCGTAAAAAATTTACTCGTAAAATCGTAAGCAAAATGGGCGAAAAAGTAACAGATTTCAAACCGACTTTTTGTTCCGAAAGTGGGCAAAATTTCAAAAATCGGGGTCACTTATATAATAAACACCCAAAGTTTATTTATAGGGGATTCAATTTTACGTTTTGCCCATATAATATTATTTTTATCCCTTCGTGTAATAATGACGAACAACAAGCCTATTATAACTATAACTACTCTAAGAATATAGTTCCCATAGTAGAGTTAAAATGTTTGACACACAAAAACTGCTTGTTTTCAGAAGAATCAGTCGTGTTGTGTCGCAAAGTACAACTCAACATCAATATCACCCACAAATACCTTGTTCTTTTTGTTTTTGACAAGGTTTTGTGCATAGCTTGGTCTGCCGTGCCTCTTGCGCCAAAAAATGTGTCTGAACGCAAATTTAGCACACTCATTCATAAGATAAGTACAAGTAAGGCATACCCAGCCAGATTGCGATTTCTCCCAAACAATGAAATCTTTGCCTTTGTATTGAGAAACCGTAGTGTCATTAATGTGGTCTATAACTCTGACAAGTGTTCTGTCGGATTTATCGAACACACCCGCCGATGCAAGTTCGAGGACGAGCCTATTCATCGAGGAACGTGTCATATAGCAAAATTTCTGCATAAACTCTTGCGGTATCATCTTGCACTCGGCTTGTCTGTTGCTTTCAACCTCCGTGGAGGTCGCTCTGTTAGTGCGTTCACTCGTAGTGCAGTCAATGAAATGCGAGAGCATTGCTTTTTTGAGAATTTTGACTATATGCCTCAATGTATATTCGCCATTAAAAATCTTGTGACAGAAATCGCCCCTATATTCCCGACCATTCTTGTCTTGCTTAATACGCAGTCCTTTGTTGGAAAGCGCAACAAGACCCTTGTCACGTTTCGCAACGTGAAAATGACCTGTCTTGTCTGCCTTAGCCAAAGCAAGCAGTTTACAAGCCTTGGTGTAGCCGACATTACAAAGGGTCATAATCTTGTATGGGCTTGGGTCGAAAATCTTGGAGTTCTTGTAGGACATTCTGATAGCAACATAAAGGGCATACAATTCGTAATTACCTTCTGTTTCTTTAAGGTAATTAACCAAATCCTCTATAACGAGGTTGTATGTTCTCTTGTTGTTTATCATTGTATGTTTTTAAATTCGTTTAAGGGTAAAATTAAAACCCTTACACCATCCCCACTTGGCATAAGGGTTTTCAATATGATGTTAGGCTTTCGCCTTCATTATATTCTTAATACACTGCACCTATGGGGATTGGTGACGGTGCAAAAGTACAACGAATTTCCGAAAGACGCAAGAAACGTTAATTTCGTTTTAACATTTAGGAAATCGCAAAATCTTCGCAAAATTGCCGCAACAGAAAATAATAAAGTTTATAACTCGCTGAAAATAAGAACATTAAAAGAAAATAAGAAATGGAATATATGTCAAAGGAATATTTATGGCGGATTTTATGGCTTACCACCTTGATTATCAGTCTTTTAATACTGAAAAATCAGCTATATTTGAATTGCTATTTTTCTAAAAAGTGGGTAAAAATAGCGGTTTTTGGAAAATAAATTGCCGCAAAATTGCCGAATAAAACAAAATTCATTTTTATAATAAATTAACATCAAAATTTGTAGATTATGGCAAAACTAAGCATAGAATACGGCAAAACCAAGAAAGACGGAAGCCGTGCCGTGATGATTAGATTGGTGTCGGGCAAGACACAGAAACATATCCCGACACAGGTCACTTTGTGCAAAGGCGACTATCGGGAATACCCCGACGGACGTATCAAGGTGCTGAATAATAACAAGTACTTCGACATAGAAGATTTCCTCAGTAACATACAGACCAAGGTTAATGAGGTACTTAGAAACAACTACGGACTGACCTTGACCGCCGAACAGATAATAAACCATATATTCAAGCCAAAAAAGAATGAGATACGCAAAATGAACTTCTTTGATTTCGCTTTTGAGTTCATCAAGACATCAGACAAGAAAGACAAGAATAACTACAACTGCGCACTAAGGAATATGCAGAAATTCTACGGCTCGACATATCTGCCTTTTGGCGATTTGACCGTTGAGTTTATGACAAGATGGTGTAATTCATTAAAAAACACGAAAAGGGCACAGAGCCAATATCTTGCAGCCATACGGCATATTTACAACAATGCCGCACTACAATTCAATACGGACGAGGACATTATCTTATCTCCTTATCTGTTTGTCAGGTTCAAAGTCCCCAAGCAAAAGCCGGCTGGTCAAAGAGCATTAAGTATCGAGCAATTACGAGAGTTTTTCGCACACGAGCCGACAACCATAAACGGAAGGTTGGCAAAGGACTGCGCCTTGTTGTCTATCTGTTTATGTGGAACGAACTTAATTGACCTCTATAATGCGACTTGTTATGATGGAGAGTATTTCAAGTATGAGCGCACGAAAACGAAAGACGCAAGACATGACCACGCTCACATAGAAATTGCCGTGGACGAAAGAATAAAGCCGTTATTTGACAAGTATAGGTGCAAGGACGAAAGCAAGGTCTTTGATTTTGGCAACCATAAGAATTATGATTGTTTTTATAAGTCTGTACTCGCAGGTATGCTAAGTATCAAAAATGAACTCGGATGGGATATGCTTCAATTCTATCAGTTCCGTCATAGTATGGCTACGATTGCTCGTAACGAGTTGGGAATTGATAAAGCGACCGTAGATGAAATGCTTAACCACGTAGGCAGTAACAGAATCGCAGACATCTACATCAAGAATGATTATAGGCAGATTAATATAGCCAACAAAAAGGTCGTTGACTATGTTTTTGAGCACATATTATCAGTGGATAAGTGCCAATAGACGATTTGGAGTGCTATGCAATAGTCTGAGTACCGCATAGCCTCCATTTCGTTCAAGAGCTTGTCAACTTCTTCCATACACCTTTTATTTTTCGTGTAATTGACTTTTTGGCTTTCGGTGGATAAATTATAGGCTCGTCCACAGAAAGTCTTTCTACATCACTGCTACGCCGTTGTGGTGGGCGTTCCAGTGCTTTTCAACTGAGCCACGATGCTTGCGGTCTGCTCACGTTGAGAGGCTGCAAACAACTTGTCCCTCAAATCCTCCGTCCAATGGGCGTTCATCACGTCAATCTGACGTTGCGAGGCGGCATTGATGGCTTGTACGATTTGGCAAGTCTGCTGCTGACCTGCGAAGCCAAGCTGACTGAAACCACGCTCCATGCCGGTGGCGATGAAGTTCATTCCCTGCTGCAAGGTGTTCGTCTGCTGCAAGTTTTGGATTTGGTTCTGATAACCCATTTCCAAGATACTCTTTTGGGTAGTGCAGCAACAATCCTTGATAGCCTGAATGACATTGCAGTCACCCATGTTCACGGCATTGATTACTCGCTCTGCTGAGAAACCAATCTGACCGCCGAGACCCTCGATTGCCGACTTAACCGAACATACTGCCTGTTGCAATGAGTTGACGCTGCAACCCAAGTTCGTGGCAAGCTGATTGATGGCAGACGCATTGCCCTTGATTGCATCCATTGCAAGCTGATTGTTCTGGTTGTCGGCAATCTGATTTCTCAGCGAGTCAAACTGCTCCGTCTGCATTGCTCCTCGGTTACCCCATCCAAAGCCTCCGTTTCCGAACAATGCCATAAAGACAAGCCAGATGAAGGGGTTGTTGTTCCAACTGTTGCAGCCGCCGTTCATCATAGCCGCCATTCCCATAGCATCCATACTTGGATTGCTACAAAAGATTTTCTCTGTTCCTTCCATAAATGTAAAGTTTAATAAAGGAGTTTCGTCCCACTATTGGAACTTGGTGCAAAGGTACGGAGAAATCGTGGAGTGGAGAAAAAGTTACTATCGAAATGGCTTTCCAATTACTTGCTAATAATTTTATATTCTTTAGCGAGCATTCTTATACGAGGATTCTTTAGCGAGGATTCTTCCATAAAGACCTATCCCAAGAACTCCTTGCACCTCTCCGCAACCTCGCCGCTTGCTATCTTGTACGCCCGTGACGATTTCAGCAGTGAGTAATTGGTCTTAATGATATGCCGTATGCCTTGCACCGTCCTTTTCAAGAGCTTGGATATAGTGGTAATCGTATATCCAGCATCTATCAGTTGGCATACCAATATGGCACGTGCCATACACACGTTCTCGTTCTTGGATGAGCCTAATAACCCTTCCTTGGTGATTGCGGTATCACTATACACCGCACTCTTGCAGCAATCGACAACTATATCGACAATGCCGCTTAATTCAAAATCTTTTCTGTTCATATTATCGAATATTTAATGGTTGGCTATAAAACCTTCCGACCCTCACGGGCAGGAAGGGAAAACAAATCTAACATAATTTAATTTAAAAAGAAAATGAAAAAAAACACTTGTGCCAACTGTATCAAATATTCTGCCTGTCCTTACGCTTAATGTACCACGTAAGGTATATGATGGTGGCGGCTACAATGACAAATGCCAAGCCGCCGAATTTAATCTTTGTTCTATCCCATAAGGATAGCACTTTCTCGACTACCTTTTCTATATAAAGGGAGTCTTGCTTAATCCTTCTCAATGAGTCGATTACACTGCGATAATATGCCGTAGAATCGACTTTCTTTGTTTCGTGGGATAATTCCTTGTTTGTATCACGGAAATGCCACTGAGAGGAATTGATGACGTTTCCTGATGTGTCCTTGACGATAACCACGCAGTCACGTCTTGACTCAATGACTGACTCACGGATTGAGTCGATGATTTGAGTCAGATTGTCAACACGGATTGTGTCGTGGACGTATCTGTCCACGTATTCCGTCTTGACCGTTTCAGTCACTATCTCCTTACCCTTGCATCCTATCAGAGTGAGGGCAAAGCCGATGAGCATCATACTCAGCAGTATGTATGCCCATCCTGTGCTTGTTCCTTGCTTTTTCATTTTTCAAGTGATTTGATATAGTTAATAATTCCGTTGACGTGGAGGTTGATTATCGCCTCACGACCTTCGTCAGAGAGCAAATACTCCACGTCTGAGAGGTTGTCTTGGAAGAGGTTTTCGGTCAGTACGGCTGGGCAGTTAGTGTCACGGCAGATGGCGAGGTTCTGTGCCCACCATTTCTGACCGGGTTTCGGGCTGCGCATTTTCAGTCCCTCATTCTGCGCCGCATCGAACAGGTAGCAGGCAAGTTGCTTTGACTTGGTGCTTGCGTTGAGTGATACACACGCTTGCCAACCCCTTGCGTCGTGCCATTTTCCATCCGCTCCTGCCGCGTTGCAATGGATGGAAACTACAAGTACGTTGCTTACTCCGAAATGCTTGCACACGTCGTTTGCTCGCTTGCACCTTGTTCCAAGACTGATGTCGTTTCCCTCAGTGACGAGCAGTTGCGCATTGTAGTTCATTGTTTTGAGCCGCTTAACTACCTCAGTGGCTATCTCATTGCAGTATTTCCACTCCCTCAGCACTCCGTCGGGCGACCGCTTGCCAAGGGTTTCAACGCCGTGCCCTCTATCAACTAATACAATCATTGCTTTATTCCTTTCTTCTTTTTTAAGGTTTGCTCACCTCACGAATAAAGCGAGCAAACCGTAAGTTATTAAATATCAGTCCTTCATCTTGGCATAAAACTCCGTCTTGATGTTGTCGTAAGCCAAAGAAACGTTGGAGATAGCTCTTGCGTCGTTCTCCCCGTCCACGTGGTAAATCTCGGACTCAACGACCTTCGCAAGCTGCTCAACCCATTCCTCGGAGCAATAGCTTGACAATGGTTTACCCTTGTAGGTAAAGGTGTCGAACTTGCTGTTCCTATCGTCATGTACTACCCTCAGTGACTTTCGTATCTTAATGCTTGTAGCCTCGTGGTCGGTAATGTGATTTTCTGTTCTGACCTTTTTAATAAGGTGGCAAACTTTCTCAATCGCCAAGTCAAAAGCAAAGCCCGTGAGGTTGCGGATTCGCAGTTGTGTTTCGGGGCGTAATCCCTCGGCAATATCGGTCAAGGCTGCGTTCTGCGCCCTCGTTTCTGCCAAGAGGTCTGCCATCGCCTTGTTGTTCGCCTCTATCATTCCGTTGATAAGCCCCTTGAACCACGCAAAGCAAGACCACATAAGAGCCGCCGCAAGCACGATGAAGAAGGCTGCGGCTATCGCCATCATACCGAAATCTGAAATCCCTTTCGCCACTCCAACAACATCTGATGTCGTGGGAGCGGCTTGCAAAATTAGTTTTAATGTTTCCATTTTACTTCAATTTTTTATTGTTGTTACTGTTTATTTTAATCCATTCAGCTGTCAGTTGCCCGTTCTTCTCAGTCAGGACGAGCGTTGAAATACTTAAGCCGTATATTGCTTTTGTCATTCGTCATCCGCAAGGGCAAGGCTCAAACCATGCTCGTAATCACCTTTCATTACCGACTCTCTCATCATGGCATCCCTTCGGCATTTGCGCCTAATCTTTATCACCTCCATACGTCCCTTGATGTAGCAGTATTTCCAGAAGTCGGGTGATGCGCCCGACAACACCTTGCGCCTTATTGCGTATGTAGTATTGTGTCGCATAAAACCAAGATAACTGTTTGCACTTGCCACATTGCGCCCAAGCTGGGTCAGCGTCTTGCTGTCGCCTATCATGTGGACTGCACGCTTCAAGCCCTCCACCGTGCGGTTGAGGATGTATGTGCGGTCAAACTTGACAATCGAGCCGACAAAGCGTACTCCTTTGGAGTAATGTTGCAAGTAAAACTTGTCGGGATGTAGCCTTATGCCTATATCAGCAAGGTACTGCCTTATCTTGGGCATTGCGGCGAGTATCTTCTGTTTGTCGGTGTCTATGACATAGAAATCATCAACATAGCGACCGTGAAACTTGAAGCCGAGTTCCGTTTCCAAATACCAATCAAAACTGTTGAGGAAGAAATTGGCGAATATCTGACTTATCAGATTGCCTATCGGCATACCTTTCGTTCCGTCACCGTATCGTAACGATTTGGAGTGCTGAAACATATCCCACATGGCTTCGGGAGACTTGATGATGCAGTTAAGTTCTGGACGATGCAATATCAAGAGTCTCGTGAGCCATCTTAAATCATCCTTGTCTGCGGCGAAATAGTTCCCGACAATGAACTTGTCTATCACGTCGGCAAGGAGGCATTTCGGTATCGACATGAAGAAACCTTGCATATCAGCCGTGGCGACGTGGCAATCCTTGGTGTAATTCTCGCTGCAAGCCTTGATGTCGGCTTTGAGCTGGTTCACCCCGAAGAGCGTCCCCTTGCCCTTGCGGCAGTTGAAAGTGCGGTCGTTAAACGCCTTCTCCATTAGAGGTTCTAACCTAAGCACTATCCAGTGATGACATATTCGGTCGGAGAAATCGGCGGCAAAGACCTCGCGGTATCGGGGTCTTGAAACGACAAATGTGATACTGCGGCTTGGCACGTAAGTCCTCTCGTTGATGCTGCGCACCAACGCGACTAACCTACATTCGAAGTCCACCTCATACTCGATGGCATTGACTGTTCCCCGCTTCCTTCTGCGGCAGTCATAGTAGGCATCAAACATACCCTCCGTAGTTACCATTCTTTTCTATTTTTTTACTTATGAAATATACTTGTTATCTTCCTTTCATATGCTGAGACAGGACGCACCCGATTCTGATTGCCTGACTTACTGTTGTTGTTCTGGTTGCCGTTGTTGAAGTTCAGATTCCACGCATTCGTCGCCGAGTTCTCGGTCTCCGTCATCACTTCCTTGTTCTTAACTCTGAATGAGAGTGGATGACCCATTTATCGGAAGATTCCCTACGCCGCTCCGTGGAGACGGCATACCCTTGTCGCTTACTCCTTGACCGAGTGAAGCGTTACTTCCAGCCTCACGTCGCTTGGTCTTGGAGTTCTTCCATGCTGTCACTTGTCGTCCAATTGACTCCGCTAACGCAAAAATCTCCACCTGCCGATTTACACCTTCGATTGCCCGCAACTCAAAAGCCAACCTTATCAGGGTTTTCAACGTCTCAAACTCCACTATAAACATTTTCAGATGCTCGTTGCGTTCCTCCTTGTACATATTCGCAAGTTGGATGTGACTGAACAAGCTATATGCGGTGTTTAGAATTTTCTCGCCAAGGGTGAATTTGTGCAGACGTGGCATTTTCGCGACTTGCACGACAAGCACTTTGACGAGTTTGTACGTTTCCTTGTAGATTGAAAGTTGATTTGCGAGCATGATTTTTGTATTACCCTTATAAAATTAAATTAATATTCTTATTGATTCTCTCTTTGTCTTGATTACTCTGTACATCTGTTTTCTCCGCTCCAGCCCCTCGCTTTTTAGGCGAGGGGCAAAGAGTTGAAGAGTTGAAGAGTTAAGTCGCCATGGCGAATGCTGAGACAGGACGCACCCGATACTGATAGCCTGACTTACCGCTGAGGCTCTGGCAGCCGCTGAAGAAGGACAGATACCACGCAATCGCCGGCGAGTGCTCGGTACAAGACCAATAAGAATTCTTTGACAGCAGTGTAGCACCGCTAATCTTTGACAGCGCATAGTTAATCTTGGTATAGTTGGCAAATATAAGATACAATTCGCCAAGAGAGGGAATCCACCATGCACCAGCTTTCAAACCTTTTCCTCCTGCATTGACACGCTCATAGGCATTGCACCACCCTACGGCACTTGCATCGCCTTCCGCAGCCATCGTCGCGTTTGTCAATATCTTCTTGCAGTTCTCCTTACCGTTGTAGTGTTCCTGCGCAAGCAGTCTGTCACTTTGCGCTGTTCCGCAAAGCAAGGTATTTGTTGACCAAGTTGACATTTTCTCGGTCGGGGCGATAACGATCTTGCGCCCTCCGTCTATAAGCAATACTCCAGTGGCAACCTCGCCTTTTGCCTCTCGTGACGCCCATTCGGACGGTCGCCAGCAAGTGGGAAAATTGTCCACAGCCGGCTTGTCGCCTACGGTTTCATACCTATGGCACATGATAAACACGTTGTCCATCACGTCGTCAATGGAGATTGAGCCAAGCTCGCTTTTGAGGTTATCCTTCGACATTCTGTAGCCCTTGCCACTGGAGTTGTCAGTGACGATTAGGCTTCTTGTGCTGCCAAGGGTCGAGACCGTTGGCAAAGCGTTAAGTTTCTTAACTTGTGTCATACTTTAAAATTTTAATTAAACAATATTATTTTTATTCTCAATTTTTAAATTTGTCATCGCATATAACTAACGATATAGGCGTAAAAATCACTGCCAGTATATATCAGTTTTAGCTTTAGTACATCTCCTTGTGACATAGTTGCGTACCAATTATCGCCATGGTCATTGTGGAGTAAATAACAATCTGTGGTAGACTTATGATACTTACCATAAACTCTGAAATTACTTGCTCCTTTTGCTCCGATAATGGTAAGGTCAAGGGCAAACGCGCCAGTCGTTCCGAGCACACCTCTGCAATTTGCCAATGTAGGAAGCACCAAGTAATCAGAACTTCCACCATTGCAATACACGGTGTTGCCCTTGGATATTTCTATCTGCCCACTTTTTATTACGTTAAGCTGGTAGCCTTGCACAACACCTTTAAGGCATCCGTGTCCCTCGCCACAAAAGGCGGGATGTGTTGTAGGGCCTTGCTGTATAAATCTTATACCTTCTCCTGATATGTTGCAAATCTGTACCATTATACCGTCAGAATGTGAGAATGAGGCTAATGGCTGACTGATATTTGAATATAAACTTAACAGGGGGGGGCCGCTTGGAGAGCCGCCTTGAATATTTGGAGTCATTACTGTTAACTCTACAGTGGGAGGATGATTAGTGCCGTCGTTATACGAGGTTTCCATGGTGAATTGCCCTGTATTCTTGCCTTCATATCCAAGCCACCAAGATGGCGTTCCGTCAGGTTTATCAACTGATGGGTCTGACCCACCACGCAAAAACCAACCGCCGCCGTTTGATGATTGATGAATACGGCAGTTATTATTTATACTAATATTTTCAAACGAGCCTTTTGTCCCTACGATAGTACCTTTTATGCTACAATTATTTCCCGTAAACTCCCCTCTTTTGCCATCAATAAGTATGTTCGGATTCCCTTCACTGTCAGTCGATACGCTTGTCATTTTTTCTCCAGTGAAGTTAAATCCGCCCATGACGGCATTAGTACCAAAGAGGCAGTTAACAATGATGGTGGAGTACTCGCACACGTATTCCCAATTATCATCACCGCCCTTTTTTGTTGGCGGTGTCGCTACGGTCATTCCATATTCCTTGACGCCATAAATGAAATACGACAACGCTCCGTTCGCATCGTCCTGCCCGCCACTTTCGTTCACCTTGAATGAATAGTAAATGAAATCACGGTAGTCATCATTCCATACATACTCTTTCCCCTCTTGGTAAATCACAGGCATATTAGGTTTGTAGCTGCGTCCGGCAGGGCCTCTTGTAATAGCGGAAACGGAAATTAAAGTCGTTCTGTTTATCTGAGTCCCATCGTCTGTACATGCAGCCATTACCTCTATTTGAACACTCGTAGGAGAGTTTTCTGCGACCTCCGTAAGTTCCATATGCAGTTTACCGCCGATATTAAGGTATGTGAAATTCCACCCATGATGTGCTATTTCCTTCGATTCGCCCGATGAAACGCTTACAGTCTGAGTGTCGCCATTCACCCAGAATACAGTAGATGAAACCTGAACTCCGTTTTTGGCAAGGAACATTTCGTTGGTTACACCTCCCGTAGGCTTTCCGTATGTGATATTTCCCAATGGCGTGGAGATATTGGTTGATGCCACCATTAAGAGATAAGAGTCGCCGCCATTATTAACGCTTGAAATTGGCACAGTCTCATAGTCAAGCTGATTGCCGCTCCCGTCAACAAATGAGAACTCGATTCCGCTTTTCTCGAAGGCGATGTTGCCTATTCCCAACGATGTGATTGATTGGTTTGACGGCTCTCTCCAACTCGTCTCGCCGATATATTTCCACTTCATTTCGCCAAATTTGGAGAAAACAGCGTTTGTAGTCCTGTTTCCATTGATGTCTATTACATTAAGCGTGGCGGTAACCCTGTTGCTGCTCGCAATGCCCGTAGTCTGATTGTAAGAAATCTGCGTAGGCGTGGTGATAATTTCCGCAGCATAGCGTCCGACCGAACGGCTCACGTTGAACTTCGTGGAATGAGTGACGCCTGCCGAGTCGGTGTATGAAGCGAGTATATACCCGTTGGAACTGCCGCTTTGCATGCCTATTATCTTAATGCTGACAACTCCAGTTCCCGATAAATCAGCGTCGAAACTTGTAGAAAGCGTATAGTTCTTGTCCCTTGTTATCGTGCCGATAAGTCCGTAGGATTTGATGTGAACCTTTGCCATTTCGGAGATGTCCACTCCGTCCTCGACAACTGAAATGTTAGACACGGGGTAGCTTGACTCGATAAATTTGCCAGTTATACTATTGTATAATATGGAAGCATTGTTATTGTCGAAGTCAATAGAGGCAACCACGGCGGCATCCTTTCCGACGACGATTACAGGTATATCCAAGCGTGCGAGCTGAATAAACACACCGCCCGTAAGCTGACCGTACACGATGGTGAACTTATCTGTCTCGCCCTTCTTGTAGGCGCGCTGAGCAGAGCCGTCATCGTCAAACGTGACATTATCAGCGGTGTCAATCCCTGCCGTATGGGTCGGGGAATCGGTGTAACCGCATCGGCATGTCATTGCACCCGAATTAGCCATCAGCGTGCGTGATTCGCCCTCAATCTTGTAAACCTTCCATTCAAGCGAGCCTTCTATATCAGCAGACTTGTTGGGGTTAAAGGTCAAAGTCCCCTTGGACAGTACAATGTCGTATTGTACTGCCGCCTGGGGTTTCTTTGAGTATCTTATCGTTGTGGTTCTCGACGCTAATACCATAGTCTTTTCCGTTTTACGTTGTTATGATGCGCTCTCCACGGCGAATATCGTCATGGCCACGTCTCCGTTAGCCTGTACGCACATATTCTCTGTAACGTCAAACGAAGCCACTGGAGTTGTAGCAAGAATCAAGTCAGGATCATCGCTTGGGGCTACGCGGTTGAGTGGATTGCCTGCGGAGTCCATTACGGAGAAACAGAACAGGAAGCCGCTCAGGGCTGTATTGTTAGAGAGTAACCTCGGGGTGTATGTCACCTTTCCCCCGCTGCCTTCAACTATGGTCTCGTCCGTTGGGTTTGCGCCAAGGTCTATAGCGAAGTTATCGGTGTGGTCTCTGACGGTCTGAATGTCCATTCCAATCTCAGCGTTGGTGCTTGCGTCATATACTATAACCCTGATGTTAGCCATAGCGTCAATGTCATCCGCAGTCACCTCTATCTGTCTGTTCGTGGATATGTTACTCCATCCCTCCACAAGTTCCTTCTGCCACTGGTATTTAAGGCCTTCCGTTATTTCACTGCCGCTTTCCAGATTATACACGTTAACCTTGACTTTGCACTTGCCGCCTTCGTTCTCCGGGTTCTTGTCGGTTATGATGAAGTTGTTCGAGTCCGCAGCCGCTATGCTCACATAATAACCCGCCCCCGTTTTCTCTTGTACAGGTATGTTATATGACGCCGTGATGCTCTCCGTCTGACCAGAATTTGTCATCGTTCCTGTCATCCTTACAACAACTTGCTCGCCGCCGTATGCCGTGACGAGGTTCTTGACAATAGACATTCCGTCATATATGACATCTGTACCAGTGTTCTTCTCACGCTTGAAATGACCAGTCTGTCCGTCTCCCAGCACGTTAGTGCTTAGTCTTGTCGCATCGTCAAATTCAATCTTCGTGTTGTTCACGTAGATGTCAACGCTCTTTGAGAATTTCACGCTTCCACTGCCGCTCGACAGGGAGGCAACGAGGAATAGTGACGGAGTGAACTCCGTGAAGTCCTGGTATATCTTGCCGGGATTACTGGGTTCGCCCTGATAGAACTGCACAAGGTCTCCCTTGGGAGAGACGATAGTGGATGACACTGCCCCTACCTTTCTTCTGAATTTGATGGTGGTGGTTGCCGCCGCTTTGCTCATGGTTATTCCTCCTTGTCGTTATCGGGCTCCGCAGCAGCGTTGCCCTCCTGTTCAACTTCCTCCGAAACACTTCCGCCGTTCGGATTCTCGGCGGTGTCGTTCGCCTTATCCTCGATAAAACGGGGGTCGGCTGGTACGTTGAGCGGCTGACACTGCTCGCCAGTGAACTCCATTTTCGCCTCCATGGGTGTCAGCCTTACCGCACCTGTTGCGCGAAGTGCGTACTCCTCTGGTCCTATGCGCTCCATGTCGCACTCCCAAAGAAGGTAATTGCCATCTTTTGCGGTATTTCTCTCTTCCGACAGGTCGAGGTATTCCGCAACCTTTTTGTTTGTCTTGTAATAATAAGCCATAATTTATAAAATTTAAAGTTTCTACATAATCATAACTGCGCCGTCGTCGTCAACGAGTATCGTTCCGTCACTGTCAACCACAGCCTTAGCCGCGCCTCTCTCCACCACGTCAAAACCGAGCAGCATGCCGTTGTCATTGGTGATATATTTGGTGTCGATGGCTGCTGTTTTCCCGCTTGCAACAAGTGTGGTCGGACTTACGTCGCTATGCGTGTTCGTGCCAGCGTGCCATTGGAAGTAGAATAGGTCATCCTCATTGGAGATGCTTCCGTGGGGGGTGGTCACTACAATGGTTGGGTACACGTATTTCGTTCCCGGGGCAATGTTCGACGGTACACCCGAGCAGTCGAAGTCGTACTTCGGCATCTTCCTCGATATTGTGAGCGTTTTCATTGGCGTAGTTTCCGCTATCAGCTTGCCTGCCACGTCTCCCTCCGGTGAGAACACGGCATAGCATCTGAGCGTAATCTTGTCGCCTATGAGCGAGCGGTTGATTGTGATGGTCTCGTTCGATACTCCCGACAGCTTGCAGTCATAGTCGAGCACGCTCTCTCCAATCGGGGAGAAAGAACCTGTATCGCGTTGTTTGTGCCATACGAACCTCAGTTTGTCGGCATCGGGTGTGGTGGCGATGTCACCGCACTTGTGATAGGCGGTTATCGTCACCTCCTTCGGCTGCGTAAGTCCCTTGTCCGTGTACTCGCAAGGGTCGTACAGGGATGAGCCTCCGTCAAGGTACATGTGTTCGTTGGCATTGTCAACACCGCAGAACAACGAGGTGTACTCGTTTATCTTATGCACCTGACCCGTGCGGCTATCAATGTAGTCTGCCGTGCATCGTAGTTCTATAGCCTTGTTCACGGGCAGGTTCTTCTTGATTTTGATAGTTCCCGCATTGTCGCCAGTCGTTATAACCTCGTAGTCGGCATCGGTCTGTAGCGTTGTGACAGTGCCGCCGTCGTTCATGGTGAAGGTGATGTTCGTCAACGAACTGTTAATCGGGCCGTTGGCGATTATGCCGTCCCTGTCGAACACCCTCGCCGTAAGTTTCACGACAAGGGGCGAGACGTATGTCACAACACCCTTGTCATCCGTGACCGTCTTGGCATAATCGGGGGAGTATGTCCCGCTTGCCGCGATGAACGTCTGCCTTGCGCTCACGTCCGTAGCCACATACAAGCCGCTCATAATTTTTAGCGGAGTGTAATTAAAATCAATTCTCTTTCTTTTCATGTCTTATCTCGTTATATTATGCTTATACTGTCCTCTGCCGTAACACCGTCACGTAGCAGTGCCGTTGCCGTGAAGCTCAGTGTTGATGGCATACCGCTGCTGTCTATGTTGAGGTCATCGGTCGTGATGTGCAGTGTCTTGCCCGTATGACCGCCAAGATTCCACACATTGTCGCTCTCTGTCCTTGGAGTTCCGTCAGGAAATTCAGAGTATCGAGTCCAAACCACATCGGCATCGAGTATGTCCTGTGTAACGTCCATGTTGTATATACGTCCCTTTACTGTGAGGTCAGTGCCGTGGGCTGAGAAGTAGTCAAAATCAAGCAAGCCTCCGTTTTCAATGGCTATCTCGATAGAAAACTCAGGATTACCCTCAATCTGCATCCATTGCATTGAGTTCCATTTCGGGGCATCTGTCGGGCAGTCCTTGATACAACGCCATTTGCAGCCATAATACCACACGTCAGAAGTTTCATAGACTCCCGTGACCGAGTTCACAGCCTCAAAGTGGTATGGCTCTGCGGGGTTCTCAATCCAATTTCCACGGTCAACATATACTGGCTGCCTCTTGCCTTTGTAGTCAATCTGATGGATATTCTGGTAGAGCAGCGTCTTGACATACACGGCATCGTCACCCTCATCCACGGGCACTGATGGGTCTTTCGTGAGCCATTCAGGCAAGTTGCCAATAATAAATCCGTCATTACCCTCGTCGATTATTGGCTTTGTGACACGTATGAGTTTCTTGATAACTCCCTCTGTTGAGGAAAGATATATGCACGACTGCCTTTTCTCGTCTATGGCATTACCCCATCTTACGATGTTCATCATTTCGCAAGGAGGAAAGTTCTGTCCTGCGGGTGTCTCGTCATCAGGATAGATGTCAACCGTTATGGTGTTGGTTGTCGTGTTCACGTCCTTCACGAGCATCCATGAGGTGTAGTACGTGCCGCTACCTTGCGCAAGAGTATTGATTACGCCCTTGATGACATTTCCCACTGCCTGTGCGGTGTAATAGCCGTCCCACTGCTCTTTTAGTTTCAGCTTGTACGAGACATGACCTTCGGCATCCGTCACTTCCTCTACGCTCTCGATGGTGTCTCCCTCTGTAAGCACAGTATCTCCGTCCATCGCCCGCACACGGTTGACGATAAGCTCCATAACCTGCATGTACGAGCGCACTCTCAGCGACTCGACTTCGGCGTTTCCCTTTTCATCCACACTGCCGCCTCGCCCGTCATAGAGTCCCTTTACGAACTCCCCGAACTCCGCTCCTCCCTTGGCAGTAATCTTTCCTTCGGAGAATATCTCGCCGAGGGATTTCAAGCCTTGCAGAAAGGTGATGAAACCTGCGGCGGTGTCGGCACTGACTTTCGATAGCTTGTTGTTTAGCAGATTTTTTATCGCTACCAAATCACTATCGGTAACTCCTTGTTGCGAGTTGTTGTTATTATCCTTTAGTGCAGAGTTAATCTGTTCGTTGACATTACCCATAATAGAGTCCATCTGCTCTTTGGACTTGTTCTGAGCAATAGTCAGCTTTTCAGACAATTCAACTGAAATCTCGTCAAGGATATTATCGTCTGATTTTCTTGAATAGCTTGAAACATAAAGAGGATAGTCCACATTATTATATTTAACGTGGAGTTTGGTGTTCTCGTTTATCTTTTCCGCTATTTCGGGGTGTTCTTGTAAGTATATTCGTGAGAACTTGATGCTGAACGTGAACTTTTCATCGTTGTTCTCACTCATATACTTGACAAGAGCCGCATCAAGACGCTTCTCGGCGGCGGTAATATATTGTGTAGGCAGGAGGATATTCGTAATCACGAATTTATCCCCTTCCCTAAGTTCTGTTTTTCCTTGTGGTCTGTAATTGTTCGTGGCATTTGGCATCAGTACACCAAAGGTACTATTGTCCTTTTCGAGCGCAATCCATACGGAATTGGTCATTGTGTCCTGCTGCGATGCAATGTCTTTTCCGTCTTTTATCTTGTCGCCCGAATCACCTGCCACGATGTTGCCTTGCTCGTCAACTTGAACAAGGTTTTTAAACTCGTAGTGATTATCTACTTGCTTTCCTTCTGACACCTTAACCTTGAACGAACAGCCAGCGCAAGAGCCAGTGATGAAATTGAATGTCATAGCACCTTGTGCAAGACCTTGCTTGAACAAGTTGAATCCGTTTTCGCCACTGAACCTATGCAGTTTCACATAGAAATATGGGTGTACGGGTTTTGCCGTATTGGTGTTTGCATCACTTGCATCCTCAATACATAAGTCATCGCTATCTGTATCGTCAAAGGCGACTTCTGCTATCTCCCCGAACAACTCGCCATTTTCGTTTGTTATGCCGTTTATGGTAGGCTTAATATCCTCAAAGTCCTGCTTTCCTTCAAGCGGCTCTGACGGAACATAAGGATTGTTGAACGAGTAATAGTTTCCGTTATCGTCCAAGTATGTTTCGTTCTTGGCATTGTAGAAACGTTCTGCGCCCTCCGTTTCACGATAAACAGATGGCATCAGTTTCGACATTATATTTGTTTTCTTGATGTCGGTAATACAGAACTGCGAGCAAGACGAATAATCATAGCCTTGGAGTAATTCTTTTACGACAATACCTTTATTTGAGTCAAATGCAGGTGAAATATCGAGCAGTCTTAAAGCACCCCAATTAGAAACATTGAAAGGTATCTTCTTTTCGGGATATATAACGTTGTCGCACACTACTACATTTCCCTCGGTAGTTGTTAAGAATATAGAACCCGTAAGCGTAAAAGCAAAAGTTGCCTCTACGGGAACTATGTCTTTGTTTTCGGGGAAATCAACGTGACAATTAATATAATCATATATCGGGTTGCAGTGGATGGTCAGCTTGTGTAAACCATTCTTGGTGCATTTGTATGTCAAGTCATTGCTCGTTATGCGCCAATCGGTATTATCGGGTTCTATTACGAAAATATCCGCATCAACACCATTTCCCCAATTCAACACGCTATCCTTGTTGGGTGTCGGATTACACGTCACATTATAGTCACTCGCAATGGTGACGTTATATTTTAATTGTGCCTTTGTAAGGTCTATCTTATCGCCCACATTGGCATAGAACGAAATCTCGTACTTTTCAAACCCAGGCGAGTAATCACGCTCGACTACATCATAACCAACATCTTGGTCATCCTTGTTAATCTGCCAAGTTTCTTTTTGGGCATATTGCTTTTGCTCGTTTATAAGAACAGTGCCGTTGCCCTTCTGAATTTCGCCGAAATATATTCGCTTTCCGATGATACCACCTACCAAGTTTGCAATCTTTGTAGGTACAACACCCGAAATATCTGACTCCTGCATATTCTTATATTCAGTGACGGGTATTCCGTTGGGGTCGGTGTTCGGGTAGTAATAAGGTATATTATCCGCACTACCTTGTCCCGTAATGCGGTTAATAAGCCTAAACTCTGCATTGGTCTTTTGTACCGATATGAGTCCGTTACCACTGCCATATTCAAAAGGCTCTGTTATCTCATCCTCCTGATAGCCAACGTGACAAATCTTGCCCACCCAATAGTAAGGCACTTCAAACACGTTGTATATCTCCTGCATAGCCGTGGCAAAGTAGGCATCGGTCATACTTACCTCTTTCGCCTCGCCAATCTCTACATCATCGTCAATGATAATGCAAAAGCCGTTCTCGCCTTTTGGGTCATATATCTTTGAGTAAGAAAGACTGTCGTTAAGTCTTTGTACCAACTCGTTCAAGTCGCCATAGAACGAAAAATCAGTAGTGTTGGTTCGTGGTTTGTCGCTAATCTGCGATGACGTGTCTTGTGTCACGCAGTCAAAGAAGAACACGTTTTCAAGAATATCACGCTCGCTGACGAAAGTTATCTCGTGCTTGTACCTCGTATCTTCGGTGTTCTTTTCCGATGTAGGCACTTGCTTGACATAGTATCTTTCACTGCCTATCTCGATAAACTCCTTCTTAGTCCAATACGAGTCAAGGCATACAGGGTACATCAGTGTTGACGTATTGGTAGGCGCACCTGCCATACGTTCACGATTAAGATTGACATCAACGATTGCTGGCTGCATACCCTCTACATTCGGGAATGTAACCTTGTTTCCGTCCTTGTCAATGACATATATGTTCAAACTTTCCGTCAGCATAATATGTTATCCTTTCTTGTTTTTCGTTTCTTTTTCAACCAAGTTGTAATACTTCATACATACCTCTTTCGGCGGCATATTGCTGCACTCCCTATTGGTGTGCGGACAGATAAACAAATGCTTGGCAGGCACGACAATTATACGTCTTTCCTTGTCGGACTTCTGCATATCGAACTTATCGTTTAGCCTTGCACGAATATCCTTCTCTAATGCCATCGCATCCTTAAAGGATATTTGACCGCTTGCCAATCCGTTCTCTATCTTTGCCAACAAGTCAATGAAGCCTTGTCGGTTTTCTTCCCTTGTTATCGTGGTATCTTCAAGAATATCATTTAGCTGCTTTGTAGCGGCACTTGATATTATTTCCGAAGAATTATCCACTTCGGGTTTTTCAGCCTTTTGTACGGCATTTTTTCTTGGTCTGCCTGCCTTGCGTTTTTCAGTCGGCTGCTGCGTTATCTTGTTATCCTTCTTTGTTCTCATATCCTAATACCAATTTTTATCGTCATACACGTTCATACTTTCTGAGTTAGAGTACTCGCCTTGTCCGTCAAAATCTTCTTCCTCAGCATTTCTGAAACCTTGCTCCATTTCCTCTCCGTAAGGCACATTAGAGCAAGGGTACATACGCATAGCGCAAGGGTCTAACAAGTCCATTGACCTGTCCTTGCCGAGTTTTGCGTTCATTTCCTTCTTGCTGAGTAGTTTTCTGCCTCCGTTTGGCAATTCCTTGAAACGGACTACCGAACATTCCTCCAAGAACTCGTTTTCCACCGAGCAGGCGTGTTTCAAGTCTTGTCGGACATAATTCTGATTGCCTATCTTTTCGTCAAAGGTAATGTCGCCGTTTTCTATCATCTTTGTCAGACGCAGATAGCACATATCCTTTACGGTCGGTGCTTGGTTGGCATACATACCAAATGATTTTCTTGATGACAAATAACAGATAGCATCGGGAACGTAATCACCAAAGTATCTCGCGCTCGTACCATCATATATTATATGTGCCTCTGCCACTCCGTTGTTCTGTGCGAATATCTGAACGTTCTTCGCATTGTCCCTTGGTGTGGTTTTCATCAGAATCATAATATCCACAACATGAAATCCGTTCCAAGCAAGGGCAACGAGGTTATTCTTTCCAAAGTCAGCCAAATCGACTGTCACCCACTTGTCGGCATTGACCTTTGGGTCGTTGGTAAAGACCGCTCTTGCTAATTGCCCAGGGATAGGGATGTAATCTTCTTCTTCGGGGTCAACGTTGAAGTTACCTTCGAGCAATGCTTGTGCCATCTTGCCACCCGAAGCGGCAACAGAGCCAATGTAATCGGGGTTTCCGTCAAGCATCGCCTTGTTCTCTGACAATCTTCCTTGGTAGAACACAAAGGACTTTATAAGGTTTTTGTAGGAGTAATTTCCACCTACCGCCCTTAGTTTTCTGTCAATATCAGTCTGGCACTTGCGATATACCTCTTCCTTTGAATTTCCCCAAACAACATCTTTGACCGTTGAGCCGTTGATATAAAAGTATCGCACTTTTCCGTCTCTGTCGGGTCTGATAAATCCGTCAACACCGATATACCAATCAAGAAATTCACGAGTCCAATGCGAACGTTTCGGGTTGAGTGTAAAGAACACCTTTCCTGTAAACGTCTTTGAGTTACCACGGTTACGTGTCATAATATAGGTAAAACACTCGAAAGACATCTCAGTCATCTCGTCAATACCTATCACGTCATACTCCCATCCTTTTGCACGTTCACGCAGCCTTACCATATCGCTATCATCAATATAAGTAAGGTCGCAGAATGAGCCGTTAGGAAAACTGACACGTGGGTTATCGCTTTCCTTTACCGAGCAAAACTCGCCGAAAATCTGCTTGAACTTCTCGACAAAACCTCCACCTGCTTTAAGTGACTGAATGGCTTTACGAGAAATAAGTCCACGGAAATTCGGGTCGGTCATAAGTGGTTCTGCCATAGCAAGAACAAGGGCAAAAGAATTATGAGTGACGATGAAATCATCCGTGATATACAAATGCTTGTCATCGTCCACTAATATGCACTGACATTCTGCCCTACGTACCTTTTTAATAGATATAATACGTGTATGGTCATTTGTTCGTCCGTAACACCTTGTAGCATTTCTTTCCTTGTTAAATCTACTCCAGTGCTTGTTGCTTGTGAATATTATATCATCGGTATGTATTCCTATACTATAAGAAACTCCTAATGTATATTTGTCGGAACGTTTATCAACTGACACGCTACAGTTATATCCAAGACTACGGCATAGCCATAAGAAATCGTCTTTCAGCCTCTCGCTCGTTGTGGAGAATCTAAAACAATTCTTTATAGGGTCAACAGTTCCGTCGGTATCAATCAAACCTGCAAGCAACTCCCTTCTTTGCTTTATGCTTGAATGTAGAAATTCTTGCGGTATGAACTTATGGTAAGAGTATGTAGCCAATCCAACTGCGGTTAAATAGTCCTTATACTCCTTGTGGTGTGGTGTATAGAAACACTTGGTATAGCAACTGCTTTGGTAATATACCCTTGTCGTATCGGTTAATTTTGCTACCTTCTGAATAATATCTTCCTCCGTATTGCTAATCTTAAATCCTCTTTCGCCTCTGAAATTTGTAAGGCAGCCATCACCGATAAGCACACCAAGAACGTAAGGAGGTATAGGTAATTCCTTTTCCTCGAACTCAATAGCATTATTGACAGGCAAGAAGAATTTTCTACCTTCCTCCATACCTTTTATTATATCCTTAGTGGTTAAGGTTTTGTACCAATCCCACTTTTGGGGGTCTTTTCTATGCTTGTGGATTTGTTTAGGTGTCCTTACCGTCCATAGGTGGTCGAGTCCACATTCACATTTTCTTCCGTCAATAGTTGTCAACTCGTAAACATCTTGCACTCCTTGTGGAAATATAGCAGTAACATTGGCAATGCCATCAAAAGGAGTAACAACCTTGCTACCCACTTTTATGTCACGCATTTCCACATAACCGCTTGGTGTAAGCACTTTGCTATCAAGCGGCTGAAGCTTCCCCGCCGCTAAAATTCCGCCTCCGCCAACCACATCTACGGTTGTCGAAACGAAAGCCTCTTGGAATCCCTCCTGTGGCTTTACAATCTTACCTTCTATGTTCGATAAATCCACGTTCATACTGCAAAATTAATCATAAAACATTATTTAGACAACGTAAAAATAAACTTTATTGGATACGTATCCAATAATCTTGAAAAAATAATTGTTATTTATACATATTCTAAATATCTTTGCAGTGTAAATCATTAATTTAAAGCGCAATAATATGAAATTTACAAAAGAAGAATTTTCAGAAAAACTGAAAGACAAGCTGACGAACAAAGGCAAAAAGCCGATGCAGCAGAGTGAACGAACTTTCAAGAAACTTGTTGAAAAAATCTATGCAAGACTTGAAAAAAGGGATGATGACGAAACAGAACTTGACGATGCCGTTGCTGACTACTTGGAGGACTTCGAGGAAATCGAGGGTAATCTGAACAAGGACAAGGCAGACTTTATCAGGGATTGGAAAGACAAGCATCCCGACCCTAAACCAAACGACCCACCTACACCTCCTGCGCCGCCTTCAAACGACGACAAGTTTGACAAGCTGATGAAAAAGTTTGAGGAACTTGAAAAGCGAGAGGCAGAGCGAGAGAAATCTGAAAATATTGCCAAACTTCGCAAGGAGTTAAAGGCAAAATTGAAGAAGGAGGGTGTCGATGATGCCGAATGGCTTGATGGCTATCTGAAAAAACTCACAATCACGGAAGAAACCGACATTGACGAGGAAAAGGAAGATGCCTTGAAGCTGTATAACAAGGCAAACTCGACCACAAATCAATTCACCCCCGGAAACCCAGCAGGCAAAGGCGGCGAGGTTGATTTGTCTTATCTGAAAAAGGGTAAGAAATAAGTAAAAAGTATTCAGGATAACATTTAAAATTTAGAAACAATGGCAGAGATTATTCAGAATGGAAGAATGAGTACTGGCACATTCGCTGGTACTGTTTTGGCACAGTCAAGTGCTACTCTTGGCGGTCAACGTCACGTGTTCTATTTGCCACAAGGCCCACGTCCTGCACCTCAGTACCCCGTCTATGGTGGTATTCTTGTCAATCCTTTCAAGGGTCACGGCAAGATTTACGCAGGCGACCTTATCGAGCATTCGCTTGATGGCAAGTGCAAGTTGCTGAAATCCTACGAGGTGGCTAAGGCTACAACCGAGGCAACTGACACGGTAATCTACATTTCAAGCGGTGCTTGCGAGCAAGGCGAGGTATTCCGTCACATTCCTTTTGTTGGTGACAACCTTATGGTTGCTCCTTCTGCACTTGATGGCAAGGGTAAGGCAGTAGCCGTTACCGCAGTGGAAAAGACCTTTGACGCAAAGGGCAAGCAGGACGGTTGGAAGGTTACACTTTCCGAGGCGCTTGGCTCACTCACTAAGGGAAAGGTGCTTGTAGAGGCAGCAGAGAAAGGTGCAAGCGTACAGGCTATGGTGACTAACCCCAACTGCTACGTTGAGGTGGACTATGATTGTCCGTTCATTCCCGCAACTGGTGACGAGGACTTCGATGGCGCACGCTATATGCTCACCCCGAACATGATGCGTGGTGTTGAACTCGCATACATCGACCGTATGCAGCCACTTCCCGACAGCATCAAGAAGGCAGACAAGTTCAAGAGCGGTTACGCAGAACTTATCCGACTCTAAGTTGCTGAAATCGTATTGTTTAATTAAAGATTAAGAAAGGATAACAAAATGGCAAAAGTTGATTTTAACGTATCAAACTACGCTCGTTTGTTCGGCAAGACTCAGTACGACCGCAAGGTGCTTACCGATATTGTCAACGATGAGGAACTGATGGGTATCAACGAGTCTTGGTATCTGACTCAGGGTAGTATCGACCCAACGTTCACCCCGACAGACGCACATGGTATGGCAACCTTTACCGTAAACGAGCGCAGCCTAAATGCCGCTCCTATGGCAAGCCTTCGTGCTCCGCTTTCTGATGCCGAGCCTCTTGATGGTGCTACCATCAACAGCTATGCTGCTACCATTCCCGACTTCACAACCCCGAAGATTGTTGAGAAGGCTATGGAGCGCAAGCAGCGTGAGGACTTGTTTGCTCAGTTCGGCACTGACGCTCCTATCATCAACGAGCAGTGGATTCCGCAGGTTCGCAACCTCCGTCAGTCCATGAACTTCACTATGAACTGGATGACCGCTCAGCTTATGACAACCTCCAAGATTGTCTATAAGCACGGACAAGGCATCTTCGCTCCCGTTCACAAGGCACTCGTGCCTGATGCAAACTTCGCCAAGGCTGGCAAAACCGCTTGGACTGACCTTAATGCTACTATCATCACCGATATGCAGCGTATTGAGGGCGAGTATCGTTCAAAGTGGGGCTATGACGGCGGTATGCAGTGGCAGATGACCAAAAACTTCTTCCTCACTTGCTTTATCAAGAACAAGGAGGTATTGGAGAAGGTCAACGAGTTCCGTGCTTTGAACGACCTCATTGCCGTATCGTTCAACAACATCAACACCGACGTATTCAACAACGCTTGGACGAATGTCCGCACCGCTTATGGTCTTTCGCCCATCGTACTCGTTGAGGAGAAGGAGTATGACAAGGACAAGTCCACTGGTCAGATGAAGGCAGTCAACGGTTGGGCAGACAACATCGTTGTTCTTCGTCCTACTGGTGATGCAGTCCGCTTTATGCGCAAGCAGATTTTGGACGAGACCTATGCGCAGTATCTGAACAACAGCGTTCAGCGTAACTTCGCACC